TGAATCCCGTCGATCTTCGCGAATTTGATGTGTTTCTCGGTGACGCGGCGCGTGTCGAGCGGCGGCGGCGCGCCGTCCGGCAGTTCGTCCTGCCACGCGAACGTCCCGTCGATCAGCGTGCAGAGCGTGCGGTCCTCGCGCTCGGTATACCAGTAATCCACCACGCGCACCGACTTCGTGAGCTCGTTCGTATTCGAAAACCAGCCCGGGGCTTCGTCGCCGAGCGCGCGCCACTCCATGTCACTGGCCGTCGCCGCGCGTGTCACGCGGTTTTTTCCGAATTCCGCTTCGTATTGCGCGATCGGCATGTCGATGCCGACGAAGCCCCATTCCGCATCGCTGCCGTCCGGTTGTTCGTGCGCCGGATCGAGGCTGACGCTCGCCTGGTTGTAATAGCGATGGATGTAGACCTCCTGATCCATCGTTTTCCCCGGCAGATAGCGCGTCATCACGCCGTAATAGCCGCGGCCGGCAATCGCCGCGCGTGACGCCGCCCAGAGGCGCGCATCGGTCGCCTCCGGCGCGCGTTGAATGCCGCGGACCAGGCCTTCGCGCACATCAATCTCGCGGTCGCGGTCGGCATTCGGCGTCGCGAGCGGCCCGAAGTCGTCGGCGGCGGCAATCGTGATCGTAAATTCGGCGCCCTCTTCCTGGTTGAGGACTTGTCGGACGGGTTCGCGGACCTTGTTGATCGTCAGCGTCGGCCGTTCCGGCGTCGGCGGCAGATTGCCGAGCGCCTGCTGCCCTTGGCGCTGCATCTTGGCTTCAGCAGACCACTGGTCACCACTATAAAATTTTATGTCGTCCAATTCCCGCTTGCGCTGTTCCTGATCGGCCTGTTCAGCCTGGTGAAATCTATCGCGCGCCAATTTAATGAAGTCGTCTTCTGTTTTACTCATCGGCCGCATACCAGCCAGCGCAGGCGCTGTGAAAGGGACAGATCTTTCGGCAGCAAACCGCGCTGCACGGTCTGCATCGTGGCGAGGTGATCATCGTGAATCACGATCATGCCCTCGAGAATGACGACGCGCGTCTCGAGCCGGCGCAGTTCTTCGGCGCACTCCTGCCGTGCGTCGGCAATGCGCTGTTCGCTACCGTGCGCGTGCCGCTCGAGCGCGGTTAATCGTTCATCGACATTCTCGAGGCGCGCGGTGCTTGCGTTGAGGTTCGGCAGGATCTGGTGATTGATCGCGTTGGTCTGCGCGTCGATGATGTCGATCGCGTCGGCGCCGACGGTGCGCCGCACCTCACGCCGCAGCGCGCGGGCGGCGCGGCCGTTCATCGCGTCGGCGCCTTGACGACGGCGCGTTTCTCTGTAATGCCGCCATACCGCTGCGAAATGATGCACACCCTCGCAGACATATCAGGCGTCAGATAACCGGGCGTCAACGGCGCGCACTCGACCTCGCCATTCGCGTTGAGACGGATCACCCTGAAGCGCCTCGGGCTGCCATTCGTCTCACGCAGCCACGGAGGCGCATCAGCGTTGGTGATGCTGATCACGTCACTGACCTGAAAAGCTGGCGCCATCATCCGCGCCTCGCTTTCATGCGCGCGGCCCGCAACGCCGCGACGTCCTGCGCCGTGGGGATCTGATCGGCGGCAGTGTCCCACTGCTGCACGAATCGGATCGCGAAGCCGCTGGCTTCTCGCTGTTTGACTTGGTTCACGGTGTCTTGAATCAGCGCGCGTGTCGTTGCAGCGATGACCTCTGGTGATTCACCGTTGTCGCGCACTTCTGCGAGCAGTTCATCGTCGCTCAGACGCTCAAGATGATCAGCGAGAGCTTCGAACACACGGTTTATACGCTGCTCGGTCATTGCTTGGCTTTCAGCCGCGCCGCGTAGCTGCTCGCGTGCTCCGGTTTCCCCTTCATCGGCCCGCTGGCGAAATCGGAGAGTTGCGTTTTCGTCATCGCCTGCCGCAGCTGCTTCGCTTTCGGAAACGTCGCGCCGTGTTCGGCCGCGGCGAACAGACGTTGTTGGGCCTTGCTGGTGGACGGCATCAGGGTGTCTCCGTGGTCGGCGGCAGCGGCAGGGTGTCGGTGACGCGCGCAAACGCCGTGCGATCGAACGCCAGACCGTCCGGCGCCGCCGGTCGGTCAAACACGCCGGCGTCATTCGCCTCCAACGCCCAGCGTAAAAACGCCGCGCGTGCGTGTCGGCTGTCCATCGCACGCAGCGCCAGGCTGATGGTCATTAAGGCGCGCACTTCGGGCGAGTGTTTTCGCCGGGGCATTAGTGCGCCTCCGAACGCCACATGTCGGCGTTCATGTGATCGCCTTGATGCCCCGCGATCATCACGCACGGCGTCCCCATCACCGTCGCCTGACACTGCGGCGGATACGTCACCTCGCCAGCAGACGATCCAGGCGTTGGCTTTGACGGTGGCAGCGGCGGCGGATTCAACATCTGCGGCGTGAGCGCGCCGCCGGCCGTTGGCGACAGCGGCGCCTGATATGGTCCCCAGACCGCTGCCCCTAGCGTGAGCGTCGCCGGGTCCACGCGCGCGAGCTCGTCCAACCGTGCGTCAATCTCGCGGATATCCATCGCGGCATCGGCCACGCCGTGGAGATCGTTCGCGTCCAGCTTCATCCGCGCATACGCCACCAACTGCGCCTTCTGCTGCTCGAGCGCCGCGCGTCGGTCCTCACTCATACCGGACTCCTGTTCGGCCGCATTCTACACCCCACCTATCTCTCACACGCATGGATCCACACAGACCCATCCACGCCGCCATCTCATCCAGCCCCGCCATGCTAGGCTGGGCGCCGATGAATCTTTTGGAATCGTTGATCACCCAACAAGTGAGCGCCTCCGTCGTCACGACGCTCAGCCGCACCACCGATAAAATCGCGGAGCAGCTGGCCGCTGAAATCCTAAAAGATCCCGAGTTCCGGACGCGCATGCGCGAACTCGTGAAGCGGGCCTTCGACCATGCCTTGGCGAGCCTGGACGCCGAGGCCCCGCCCGCGCCGCCCACGTAACCCCTCACGCCTGCCACGACGCCGCCGGTAACCACCGCCCCGCCGTCGTCTGCGCATCCCGCGGCGCTACCGGCATCGCAAACGTCAACGCCAACGCATCCGCATCATCCGGCGACGCCACCCCCCGCTTCCCCATCGATTCCTTCGACTCGAGCACCAACTTATTGTTCCGCAAATGAAAGCCCGGGCCCGCCAGGTCCAACGCCAACCGCCCCTTCGCGTCCATCCCCCGCGTATCAATCGCCCCCCGCGTCAACCACTCCTTCATCCGCCGCCACATCGTCGCCCGTAAATTCCCGTCGCCCTTCTCAATCGTCGGCCCGCCGAAATTCACCTCGAATACCTGCGTGAATCCCAACCCCCGCAACCGCACGACCACCGCGGCGCCAAACGCGCTGTCGATAAACACCGCATCGGGCGCGTGCGTCCGGATCGCCTCGACCAACGTCGCCACCACCAACGCCCGGTCATCCGCCGCCGTCTGCGCCCCGCTCAACCGAATCGCCGGCACCGACCGCGCATCCAACCCGCGCCGAAACCGCCCGACCGTCCACGCACTCCCGCCGCCGCTGACATCAAGGCCCAGAATCAACGGCTCGCCCGCCAACGGCTGCACCGGATTCGTCTGCGCCGCCGCAATCCGCCCGCTGTCAATGAACTGCGTCTCGTCCGCCCGCGGCGGCACCCCCCGCACATGCACCCGAAAAAAATCCTCGTCCTCGTCCCCGCCGGCATCCTCGAGCCACTCCGCAATGAACGCCTTGTTCGGCATCGCGCACGTCCGCGCATCCACGACGCGCGTCGTCCACCGGTCCCGCCCCGCGCCAAACACCGCCCGCCACGCATACCCCGTCGTCCGCGTCGGATTGAAAAACATGAACATCATCGGCTCGCCATCCGTCAACCCGCCCTCCGCGGCCTTGAAAATGGCGTCGTCAATCCCGCTCGCTTCATCGAAAATCATGAAGCTGGTCGACGTCGCGTTATGCTGGCCCTGAAACGCTTCGCTGTTCTCCGGCGCACACGACGCCGGCGTCACCTTCCACGATTCCCGATACCCCTTCCGATACAGCACCTGTGAATTAATCTCAAACCAGTGGCCGGTAATACACCGCTGCGTCCACGTCCGAATCGCCGCCCACGTCTTCTCCGATAACT